GGCGTATTCTATACAACTGAGACTTGAGCGCAACCCCTATTTGCATTTAATTCACTGTTTTTTGTGTTTATTTGCGTTTTATCTCAAACACGGGGCTTACCACCAGCTTACTCAGGACTTATGCACAAGGTTATCCACAATTCGCCATTTATGTGCTTTGAGTTTATAAACGATAGATACAAAAAAACCGCGTAAACGCGGCTTTTTAATCACTGTCTTGTCAGATAAAGCTTATTGAAACACACGCTTTATCCTTTATAAAACACTTAAAACCAAACAAACAGGTCTGGTTGTTTGGTTTTTCATCGTTAAATATGACTATTGATTTAACCTCTAGCAATATTTAATTGTCTAAATTAAAAATAGAAAGCCATTCATGCCAACACACCACTCACTTTATATTCTTAGAAGTGAAAAGACACTATTATTATGCGCACATGAAGCTGTAGGAAAAATGTAGGAGGATATAGTGGTAGGATTGCTTTAAACGAGATTTAAGAATGATTTGTGAAAACGCTGTAAGCGCTTATTCATAAGGGTTTGTAATGGTGGGCCCTCGCGGACTTGAACCGCGGACCTGTCGATTATGAGAGGATAGGCGCATTTATACATTCACCTTATAGTTCAACAACTTATAAAAATAAATCTTTCCCACAAGCAGTGGTACTTGATATCGTTTAACCCCTGCCGCTGCGGGCTTCTCGATTTCTCTGTGGGAAATCAAAATCCAAAATCTAGCAGCCCCCCTGTATCTACGTTAAGGTTTGTAAAGCCATCGGTTTGCACTTTGTCAATCGACACAGGCAGATCTGATTTAACTTGAAGCGTCACTTGTGATTTACTTTGCACTTGAGGGTGCTTGATGATGCTGTCAGCGCTTACTGTTCTCGTCTCTTTAGCTCCTTTATATTCTCCTGATAAGTTCACGAGCGTATTCTCGCTTCGCGTCAAGGTAAGCGTCTGCTCTGCTATTGCCCTATCTCTTCTCGTGTCATTAAAGTGTTCTTGAAGGGATTTTCCTTTAGCATCAGCAAATTGCTGTTGTGATCTAGCTGTATTCATTAATGTTTCATCAAATGCCCGCATTTTATTGTTAAGCGATTCAATGCTTGCCCCCCAGTCATCCGGCATGACTGATTTTGGCATTTTGGCTAAGAGCGAAATAAGAAGCTTAAAGGGTGAGATTAAGCCTGAAACGATAGTGTTTCCGATCGCGCTAAATTGTGCCGAAACTTTGCTTGCGAAAACACCTATCACTTTACCTATCGCTTTAAATGTGTCCAGCGTCGCTTTCATTGCATACTTAACTTTTCTCCAATGACTTGCCATGTAGATTAAGGCGACAACAAGGGTTGCAATGAGTGAGACGATTAACCCAATCGGGTTGGCCATCATTATTGCGTTTAAGTAAAAAAAGGCAACTTTTACAAGCGCTATCCCCGCTACTATTTCTGGGAAGTAATCTACTAGGGTTTTAAATGCACTATATATAGTCTTTACTGCAGAGAATAAGCCGTCGATTGCTTCTGTCACTTTCTTAATGGCTTTATCGCGCCATTTAGCGTTTTTAAAGTTCGTGATTAAGTCTTTAAATACGGTCGTTAGCTTTTTCATTAACGGCGTAATGATTTTAAACTTCATGCTGTTTAGCGCTATCTTGATGTCGAATAGTGCGTCGTTATATGCTTCGGCTGACGCGGCATCTTCATCCGTAAGTCCACCACCTAATTCATTAAACTCTTTGCGTGCGCTGGTAAGCCCTTTTGTGCCACTGCGTAGCATGATGAGCATTTTACGACCATCTTGACCAAAAGCGGCATCTGCAAAGGCCATCTGCTCCTGATTTGTTTTAAGCTTAGAGAATGACTGTAAAACTAGGTTGTATGCATCTTGCGTGCTTTTAGCGTGCTCAAGCTGTCCAAACAGAGGGTTCTTACTCTTTTTAAGATAAGCACCGAGCGCCCCGTTTCCCGCTGCTTGAAGCTGGCCGAATCGCTTAGTAAAGCGAATCATATTACCGCCCATCGTATCGGCGCTAACGCCTGCATGTTCTGCTTGAAATTGCAGTGCTTGCAAGGCATTAAGGGGCATTTTTAAATTTTGCGCTGTTTTGGTCAGCTTGTCGGCCTCTTCAGACACTTTAGTTGTTAGTGCGAATGCCCCTGCGGCTGCAATATTGACTGCACCAAACCCTTTGGCCATGTTACCCAGGCTAAAAGCCACTGCGGTTTTTTTAACTTTAGATATGGCTGAATTTAATGCCTTATAGCGTCGTGTAATGGCGGTTAATTTCTTTTGATTGGCTTCTAGCTCTCGACCTAGCCGGCTTTCTTCAGATGCTAGGTTTTTAGTGTTCACACCTTGTTTTTTAAGCGCTTGCCCTGTTTTAGCCAATGTCTTTTTGTAGCCTTTTTCAGCTTGGCTAAGCAGGTCAAGCTTTGCCTTGGCTTTGTTGAACTGCGCGATTTGTGCCGCACTTAATGCCTTGCCCGCTTTTATCTGTGCTTGATATTTTGCAATTTTAGCCGTGGCCACAGCCATCTGGTCGCTGTTTGCTTTGTGCTGAGTCAGTGTTTTTTTGTACGTAGCAATGTCTGCCAGCATTTCTAGCCGGTTACTCACTAAAGCTTTTTGCGCCTTTTGCACCCTGGGTGTAAAATGACCATATTCACCGTTTATTTTTTTAAGCGGTGCGCTGGCTTGGTCTATTGTTTTCATTACTACCGAGAGGTTCATTTTCATGAGCAGCTTCCTTTATTATGCAGGGCTTTCTTTTGTTATTTTTTGGCTGTCTGTTGCGTATATTTTTAATTGATAGCTTTGTTGATATTATTATCCATAGCCACTTGTTTATAGCGAGACAAGAGGGTTTTAGATAGGTTGTTTAAAGCCTATTCACAAGTGTTTTTAAACGTATTTTCTGGGTGGAGTTGGGTTATTTAATGAATTGAATTAAAGGCGCACTAGCCTGATCATTCGTTTTTATGCTACTGTTCTAGCTTTTATGCTGGAGTGGTAAAGATGCAAGAAGTCGTTAAAACCATAAGCCGAAACCAAACAGGGCTTGAGCACCAGGGGACAAAATATAAGTATTGGTTTGATGATGGGCTTTTTAAAGTTGGAAAAGTAGCGGGAGAAAACTGGGCGGAAGTAGTCTCTTATCAATTATCGCTTCTCTTAAAAATCCCTGCTGCTGAATATATTTTTGCTGAATTTAAAATTGAGCAAGAGGATGGTATAAAAGGGACTTATTCTAAGAATTTTATTCTACCAGGCCAAACTTTAATCAATGCAAATGAACTATTAAATAAAAAGTCTAATGGCGAATATGATCCTTATGTAAAGTATCACCATCATAATTATACTTTTCAACGAGCGATGTCTCTGATGAAAGTGCTTTCGCTTAGCCATTCTCCCGTGGAAAATTACAATCCTAATAAGCAGATTATTGGCTATTTTTTATTTGATGTATTAATTGCAAACCAAGATCGTCATCACGAAAACTGGGGATTTATTTCCTGCCCTATTAATGGTTTCTATTTAGCACCAACTTATGATCATGGTTCTAGCCTTGCCTGTAGAATGCCTATTGATGAACGTGAAAAAAGATTAGCCTCAAAAGACCTAGGCTACCAAGTTGCAACGTTTGCTAAAAAAGCCAAGTCTGCTTTTCATTACGAAGGAAAGTCATTAAAGACTTATAAGCTGGCTGAGCTGTGTGTTCAAAGGTTTCCTGTAGAAAGTCAGGACTGGATTAAACAAATAAAATCGCTTTCGGCCGAGGATTTTCGTTCCATGTTAGAATTCATCCCTGATAATAGGATGTCGGATATAGAAAAAGAATTTACGTTAAGTTTGCTTCAAACTAATCAACAATATTTATCTGGATTATTAAAAAATGTGTAAGGAATTAGGCTTGTCTTGGCAAGATAGTAAAACTAGAAAGTGGCTCCCTATTGCTCGTATTTCTAAGCGAGATGATGGGTACTTTTTTCGGTATACCAATGGTGCTATTGAAGCAAAAAAATATGGCTTTAATATGTTGCCAGGGTTCCCTAACTTTGAGAAAGCTTATTGTTCAAGTGAGATTTTTCCTGTTTTTCAAAATAGGATTATGAATAAAAGCCGTCCAGATCGTAAAGTATTTTTAGATTGGATTAATTTAAATGACGAAAGTTATAGCCCGTTTGAAGAGCTTGCTAGAACAGGCGGGATTAAAGCCACTGATAATTTACAGCTATACCCAATTCCGGTCTCTAAAGATGGGCTGTATACTTTGAGTTTTTTTGTACATGGCGTCAGTCATTTACCCCAAAGCTATAAAAAACGTACTCTAAAACTTGAGCCTGAAGATGCGTTATTTTTAATGAAAGACGTTCAGAATAAAATTGACCCTGCCGCACTCGCTTTAAGAACTGAAGATCCTATTGAATTGGTAGGCTATGTACCTAAGTTTTTTGCTGGTGATTTTGAAAAGCTATTTAATCATAATAAAGAACACTTTCACGTCGTTGTTGAAAGGCTTAACTCAGCAGCTCCAGAGCAGTTAAGATTGCTATGCAAGCTTTCTACCCCGTGGCCCAGAGATTTTAAGGCCTTAAATATGCCTTCTTTTACACCCTTGATTAATATTTAACGGTTGCTGGTAAATAGTATTTAACGCAAAAAGGGGCTAAGTGAATAATCACTTAGCCCCTTTTTTTATTTCATTATTCTGTTTGGGTGCGCTTTTCTGCATGTGTTCGCCACATGCCTAGGTCATCTATTTCCATTTGGTCCAGCTCTGAGGGTGGCCAGTGAAATATGATTGCTAGGTCGGCGTACCAGTCTTCTATGCGATCGGGCAGGCTTAATCCATTGTCACGAAAAAACCCAGTGTTTCTACCGATAGATGTGCGAAATCTTCCATCTCTAAGTTGTGCAGGTCTTTTTCGCGTAGCTCTGAAATGCGTGGAATCAGTTGCATCATGGCATCGACATCTTGCATTTGAATTAAGCTTAGCTGTAAGCCTCGTAATTCGCCTGCCTTGGGTTTTCTAAGGGTGACTTCAGTTAGGGTTGTATCGCCCTCTTGAGTAAGCGGGAACTTTAGTTTAACGAGTTTGCTCTTGTTATTCATTTGTACTTTCCTCTGATTCTAGTTCTGTTGCTAACTGTTCTTTTGCTTGTTTTAGCAGTTTTTTAACGCCTGCCCCGTCGTCTAAGCTAAGGGCTTTTTCAAAGTATTTAATGGCTAATTTGGGATCATTGAAGCGATAGGCTACTTTTCCCATCAGCGCAAACAGCTTTGACTTAAGCGGGGTATTGGTAACTACTTTACCTTCAGTTAAGTCTGTAACGGCTCTTAATAAGTACTCTGTTACAAATTCCTTTTCTTCTTTAAAGGCTTTGTTTGAGTATATGTAAACAGTGTCTAGGTAGATTGTTTGCCAGTCACGCTTAAATTCATCTGGCGTTGTTAGTCCGTGTTGAATGGCTTTGTAAAACAGGGGCTCTACCGCCTCAAACCCTTCAATGTCTAAGCGCCAAAGTAACCAGTAAAAAATAACCTTTTGACCCGCCCAGTTGTCATATTTCATCATGGCTTGCGCGTAGGCTTTGTATTTTTCAATAAGCTCTTTTTTAAACGGGTGGCGTTCTGCGTCACCATTGGCGTGTTTTAGTGTGATTAAGTCGGCTGGCAAGCTTTCTTTTAAGCTTGCAAACTCTTTTACACTAGAAGCATTTGGCGCTACCGATGTAATACTGATTCTTTCGATGTCCGCAGGACTTGCCTTAGATTGCATTTTTCGTTTATGCTTTAAAGCTATGCTCATGCCATTCTCCTAGGATTGTTGGATGCATTCAGAGCCAAAAAATTCGACTTCAAGCGTGCCGTCTTTAACGTTAAGCTCTAATTCGTTGCCCACAAACGCGTCGGTTAATGCGAACTGTTGGCCGTTGTTTGTAGAGTAAACAAGGGTTTCGCCTACAAATTTTTGAAGCTTTTCTTTGTCTAGCGCGCTTGAATCAACGAGCGTTACTTTGATGCTGGGTGCAATTTTTGTTTCAGTATGGCCAAGCACGCCTTCGTCGCCCATCACTGCTTCACGAGTGACTCCGCCTAATTTGATTGTGCCGCCTTCTTTGGTTGGCAAGCGCCCTGCTGATCCTGCATCTAAAAATCCACGTGATGTGATTAACATGATTTTTTCCTTTTTAAATTCTATTTAAGCGCCTGTTTAGACGCTTGTTTTATTGCCGTGTGATTGCACTTATTAATGCGAATTCAGGTTATTTTCTAAACTGAATTTTTCCAGCGTAGATGATCATGCCGTTCACAAACATTGGTGAATCTTGAATATTTATTCTTGATGGGTTGTCCATGTCTAACCCGACCACTAGGCTATTTTTGTAGCCGTCAAAATCTTGCACAATCGCTTTGTATTCAAGCTCTCTATAAAGCGCTAGCAACTCGGCTTTGATGATAGCCGGGGTTACCACGGCTTGCCCTGTGGCAAACTTGGTACCATCTTTTGCCAACTTGTGGCGTGGGAACTTGCTTAAGATTCGTGAACGCTGTTTGGCACGGTAATACATGGCAGTAGCTGGCACGGTAATATCCAAATAACTGTCGTCTGCAGCCCCTGCATTGTTTTCTTTATACAGTGTCACTGGGCGCTCAATAATGGCTTGTTTTGCGCCATTGCATCGGGACGTTCCAATGCCTGAATAAAGCAATAGATTGCGTTCTGCATAGGCCCATTCGGGTTCTGCATTGGCGTACACTTTAGTCATTGGCAGTGTTTGCAGAGGGCGTGCTGGATCAATAGCAAGTGAGTTGGATATTTGCCCTGCCCATGCGGCTGCTAACTCCGCTTCTGTAATAACTGCACCTGTGCCATCTACTAAGCTATTAACCCCTAGTACACTAATAAATGGACTGTTAAAGCCTGCTCCATAACTTACCAGGCCTGCATGAATGTCTTTTTTGGCAATATAAGCAAGACCAGGGATTTGCGCTAGTGCATGATAACGGGCTTGTAAGAACTCGGCCATGGCGGTTACGTTGGTCGCATCGTTAAAAGCGCTTACAATGTGGTGAAACTGGTCGTCACCCGTGGCGGCTAATGCGGCAGCTACATCGGGTGTGGCGCTATCGGTTGACACGGCGTACATTGGCAGGGCAATATTTTGCGTGTAAAAAGCTTGTGCCATTTTGTGTATTTGACTGTCTGTGCCAAACAGCTCGGCGGCTGATTCTGGTGTAACAGCTAATTTAACAACATGGTTAGCGGTGGCTGCACCCGCTGCGCCAGCACCAATTAACAATACGCGCTGAAGGTCTTCTGCGTTGTTGGCCAGCGAGTTGTCAATTTCAATGTAAACGCCGGGCACTCGAACGTTGGCGGGCACTTCGTTAAAGCTAATGCTTGCATAATCTGGCATGAGTTATTGCTCCTGTTTTTTTGTTTTGATTTCGGTTACAGACCCGTCCATTAAGCGGCGTAGCCAGTATTCGTTTTTGGGCTTTATTTCACCGGTTGTTTTTAGTGCCTTGTAGGTTTTAGGATCTAGCACCTGCATGCCTTTTTGGGGCTTTATTTTGAATTGGACTTTGATCATTTTGGCTCCATGTGTTGCATTATTTTGTGGGCAATTTGCTGTTCAAGCTTTGGTGTCCAGCCTATAAATGTTCGTTTTGGCATTCTGTAAGCGGCCTTTCTTTTTATGCCGCCCTCCCATCTATTGGTCTTTGAGTTGAACCAGCCGTTCATTCGAGTGGTATAGCTAATGGCTTGCCCTTCGTTATGTTTCTTTGCTATCTTTCCCGCTACGCCCGCTATTCCTACGCTAAACCCGTTTTCGTCTGACTGTGGCATCAGCATTCTTGAAAGCCCTGTTAACATGTTTCTATTTACTTTTTTCATGCCAATTCTTTCCCGTTCTGCCCGTCTCTTTCTTGGCGCGTACGATGTTCCATTTATATCGGACTGCTTTTTAATTTGGCCTCGAAAGAAGTTGCGCGTGTCGCTTGCCAGTTCTTTATTTAGCTGTTTTTGCTTGGCTGAGGTCAACTGCAAACTGGCTAGCATGTCCATTAAATGTTCGGGGGTTTTAATGTCTAGCGTGGCCATTATGTATTTAGCTCTGTATCTTGCGTGTGAGCGTCTACTATTCGTAGCTGGACATGCTCTTCATAGTGTATTGATTCATCAAAATTACTGGTTACGCTGGCGGTTACGCCGTTTACCAACCATTCGCCATTTGGGTTTTCTAGCAAGTTGAATTGCTCAATGAATTCGACTTTAAAGCCTATGTCGTATCCCTTGCCATCTAGTCGTTCACTAAAGAACTGGGGCGGTGATAGGTCTTGCCCTTCTCGCTCTGAATTGAATGCGTGAACCCAGCTGACTAACAACATAAATAGGCGCTTTGGCTCCATTTCTGTCACTGATATTTCAAGATTAGCCACATATTTAATTTCAAAGCCGCCTTCTGGCGTGCTGGGGCTGAAATGAATGGTGCCATCTTCTGCCCAAGCTTCTAAGTTTTTAACGCCATTGTTTTTAAAATGGTCGGTTAGGCTTTGCAGTAGTTCCATTAAATTAACTCGAAAGTGTAGCCGCTGCCGTTTTGCAAAAGGCTGTCTATGGCGTTTCTATATTGGTTTAACAGATGGCTAACTTTGTCAGTAAGCGCCTTCTGTCTGTCTGCTGCTTCTTTTGTGGCATCCAAGGCCATTTTTTCGCCTATTAAGTTAGCGGCGGTTAAGCTGAAAACGGCTTTTTTATAAAAAGCTTCGGCTGTAGTTTGGTTGCCAAATAGCGCTTGCGAACAGCTTGTAAAGTCTGGGTAATCGACAATTAGTCTGTTTAGTTGACGATGTACTGTGGCTCTATCTACTTCCATTTGAAGTAAGATTGAGTCTTCTGTTTGATTTTCTAAAAAGCTAAATACTCTTTGAAAATCGGCAATCAATAAAGCGGGATAAAAGTCGGTGGCAGGCAAGGAGCTTGCGTACTGGTTGCTTTGGTCTGCAATAAGCTGTGCCATGCTTTATCCTTTTATTGTTGCTTGAATAGGGGCGGGCTAAGTGCTTTGTTAATGCGTATTTAAGCAAGCTTAATATTCATTAACTGGCACCGCCCGCGGGGGTTGGAGCTGGTTAAGCGTGCGGTTACTGGTCTAAATTACGCCCAGGTTGTGCCGCCGTCTGTTGTTAGTTTTACGTTTGCGTGAGCAACTGCGGCAATTTTGCCAAGCTCTTCAATTACGTAGTCCATGTTTTGCGACTGGTACGTTTCGTAGCGATCACGCTTGACGTTGTCTAGCATTAAGCGACGAATAGAGTCTTTTTGAATGTAAATTGACAAGTTTTTAAAGCTTGTAATCAGGATGCCGCGCGCTGGAAAGTGCGGTACTTTGTAAGCGGGTAGCCCGCCGTAGGTGCCGATAACCTGCTTGTCTTCAATCTTGGCTTTTTCGCTTGGTGTATTACCGTGTGTGTCGTAAAACTTGGCTTTTTCTGCGGCTAATAGTTCTGACCCGATAATCACGACTAGGTCGCCATCATCTTCAAATTCAGGCTCAATCAGCTGCTTAACGTCGTTCACTGCTGCGTCTAAATTGATGTAGTCCGTGCCAGTGCCTTCGCCGATGCGAATTTGCCCAAGGGTTGCGCCTTCAGTTAAGAAGTTCGCCGGTGCTTGAAGTTCTAGCTTTTTTAGCCAGCCTACTGCTACGTCTTGCCCTTTAGGGTTTGTGACAGGGTCGGAATTTGCAGCACGGGTTTCACCCCAGAACCCAATCGTGATCTGGTTGGCACTAATTTGCTTGCGAGTTTGGCTTGCGACTAGCTTTTTAAAGTTCTTATCGTGCGCCCATGCATCTAGCGTTGCGTACTTAATTGCCGTGTCGAAATCAACTTGCTGGCAGCTGTATGGTGTGCCGCCTAGTGAGTGCGGTTCAATTGGGTTACGATCATTAGCGCTTGTATCTGTAACGCCTGCAATCATGCCTGTTGCATCAATGCGAATGGCTTCGCCTTGCTGGTTTGTGACTAGCACTGTATTGATTCGGTTTAAAAAGCTATTTTCTAGCTTGGCGGCGGCAATCAGTTTTTGCGCTGCATTGGGTGTGACATTAAACTTTTGTGCTACGCTGTCAATTTCATATTGAGCGGCCATAGCCAGCTCTAGCTCTGTTACTTTTTTGCGAGTTGCTTTTAACATGTTGTTTCCTTTTTTTGCAAATGGCTAAGGTGTTTTATTTTTTAAAGCACATCTTCTAGCGTGTCGGTTGTGCCGGTTGCTTCGGCGCGATCTTGCTTGTCTGTTTCAGCTTTCAACTTAGTTAATAAAGTTGTTTGATCTGCCACTGTTTTGCTTAGCTCTGAAATTTGAGACTTTAAAGCTGTTAGCTCTTCTGGCGCTTGTGCTTCTTCGCTTTCTTCTGGCTTTTTGTTTAGCAAGACTGTTAACGCTTTAACCTCTTCAGACACTTCTGAAAGCTGGGTTTGCATCTGTGCGATAGCTTCTAATGTTGCTTTATCCATGATGTTTTCCTTTTTTTGGAATGGGTTTTTTAATGAAAAGGTTGGCTTGGTATTTTCAATTGTTTCGGCGGAGGTAAATACCTCTGCTTGTTCACCGTTTACAGATAGCTTGAGTTCTGTGGTACCAAGGCTAGCGGGGGAATCTGTTAATGCCAGTCCAGTTAAATACGCCTTGCCTGTTTTGGCGAAGTTAAGAACTATCTCAACTGATGTGTGAAGCTTTTGACCTTGCTGGTTTAGATATAAGAAAAAATCGTTTGGCTTTAAAACTGCAAACAGTTTTTTTTGTTCCCCAAAATCTCTGGCTTCTAGCGAAATCACTGTGCCAAGCTTGGTGCCGTACTGGCGGTGCTCTTCATTAATAATGGCGTTATAAGTGTCTGGGTTGTAAGTATCCGCAAGCTCTTGCACTACTTTCGCCGAAACTTCACGACCATCTATTGTGTGTCCGGATGTCAAAATACAAATTGGGTCTGTTTTTAGCATTTTATTGCCTTTTTTCTTGGTGTGTTTTTGAGTTGCTTTTCGCTAGGTCTTAGTATCTTCCTTTCGCTAACTCATTGAAACCACAACTAGTTTTAAGTTATTGATTTAAAAAGAGGTTGTAACAATATTGAACGGTTTTATCGCATAATTTACACATGGAAAACTTAATAGAAGAAAACGTGCTTTATACACCCAATCAAACCCGTGCTTTAGGGTTGTATTTAAGGCAGATAAACCCTAGTGAAATTGCGCGCCAAATTGGTGTAACGGACAGGTCGGTGCAAATTTGGGTTAAAAAGTTTAAGTGGCAAGTGTTGCGGGATGATTCCCCGCCTGAATTGGTTATGCGACAACGCATGGCTTATTTGATGTGGGTAGATGAAAAAACAGAGCGTCAATTAAGTGAGCTGGATACGCTATTAAAGTATACGTTTGGCGACCCAAAGCTGATTAATACGGCAAAAACTGGACGTGCTAAAGATGGGTCAAGGAAGGGCCGGCCGTCTAATAAGATGAAAAATGATGTGTCAAACATCACGCTAGATATGTTGGCCAACTTTAGAGATGAGACCTTTTTTGCGTATCAGCATGCTATTTGGGAGGTAAAAAACAACTCTGAATTAAACTGGATGCGCTTCTATTTAAAGTCTCGACAAATTGGTCTTACTTATTACTTTGCATTTGAAGCATTTGAAGATGCGGTGTTAACGGGCGACAACCAAATATTCTTATCGGCCTCTAAAAAGCAGTCTGAAATATTCAAAAACTACATTCGTATGTTCGCTGCAAAGATTGGCGAGGTCGAATTAAAGGGCAAGGATGAAATTCAACTGAGCAATGGCGCAACCTTGTATTTTTTAAGCACCAATTCACGGACCGCACAGGGTTTTCATGGCCACTTATATATTGATGAAGTCTTTTGGATTCCACGCTTTAAAGAGCTAGATGAGTTGGCGGGCGGTATGAGTATGCACGACAACTGGCGCACGACTTATTTATCCACCCCTTCTTCTACTACGCATGAAGCTTATGTGAAGTGGACGGGTACCAAGGATCAGAAAATAGATATTTCCCACAAGGCTTTAAAAAATGGCGCTTTGGGTGTGGATGCGATTTATCGCCAAATAATTACGGTTGATGACGCTATTGCGGGCGGTGCCAACTTTTTTAATATTGATCGCTTGCACATGAAATACCCCGATAAAGAGGTGTTTGATAACCTGTTGCGGTGTAAGTTTTTAGATGATTCTAGCTCTGTATTTGGCTTAAAACAGCTAATGGCGTGCAAAGTTGACGCGGGCGATTGGAGTGACGTGTCGCTAGACAAGACTATGCCAGTGGGCAATCACCCTGTTTGGATTGGATATGATCCGTCGGGAGTGGGCGATGAAGCTGCAGTGGTGGTTGCTATGCCGCCACCCAACCCGCGCGGAGCTTTCAGGCTGATTGAAAAGCTGAGGCTACAAGGTGCCTCTTATGAACAGCAGGCGCAGGTAATTAAAGACTTAACTGAAAAATACAATGTGGCGGAAATTGCGATGGATACATCGGGCATTGGTGAGCCAACTGCTCAACTGGTCGAGGCGTTTTTTCCTCGTTTGCAGCGCATTATTTACAGCATTCAAACTAAAAACCAAATGGTTTATAAGGCGCGTGAAATTATTGGCGCTGGCCGTTTGCTGTTTGACGGTGGTTGGGATGATGTGATCCATTCGTTCTTAATGATTAAGCGCCAAATTACCGCCCGTTCTGGGCAAATGACTTTTACCGCGAAACGCACAAAAGAAAATTCACACGCCGATTTGGCCATGGCAATTATGCACGTGCTAATTCTTGAAGGGGTTGACCCTGAGCAGAGCGTTACCCCTACTATTTCATTTTGAGGAAAATAATATGTTTATTGAGTTTGGTGAACCAGAATCGGTTTTAAATGGGGGGGTTGATGATTACTTAGAGACCGCTTTAATTGATGGTTATTATGAGCCTCCTATTTCTTTTGTGGGTTTGGCGCAAAGCTTTAGAGCCAATGCGGTGCATTCTTCGGCCATTTATGCCAAGCGTAATATTGTAAGTGCATCATCTCTATTAAGCGAGTTACTATCTCGTTCTGATTTTGACCGATTTTTAGTCGATTACTTTATTTTTGGATCGGCGTATTTGTTGGCTGTTAAAAATAAACTGGGCCAGCTGGTTAAATTGGAACATTTGCCTAGCTTATATATGCGTAGGCGCGAGGAAAAAGATTGTTTTAGCTGGAAAACCGAAAGCCAGACGATTGACTATAAGCCTGGCCAGGTTCTTCAAATGATCGAGTATGACCCCACGCAAGAAATTTATGGTATCCCGCAATACTTTGCCACCCTTTCATCGCTTTGGCTAAACGAAGATGCCACTCTTTTTAGACGTAAATATTATAAAAATGGCGCGCACTCTGGCTTCTTGTTGTACATGAACAACCCAAACTTAACACCCGAGCAAGAAAAAGAGATTAAAACTGCATTAAACAGCGCAAAAGGTCTGGGAAATTTTAAGAACATGTTTGTGAATGGCAAAGGTAAAGATAAAGAAAAGCCCGAGTTGATTCCCATCGGTGAAATTAGTGCAAAAGACGAATTTAAGAGTATGAAGAATGTGACCACGGCAGATATTTTATCGGCACACCGCATTCCTCTTGACTTGATGAGCATTGTACGCGAGGGGTTTGCCCCTGCTGGTGACTTGAATAAAGTGGATCGCATCTTTTATAAAAATGAAGTTCGCCCTATCATTCAAGTGTTGAAGAGCATTAATGCGTTTGCAGGTAGTGACGTGGTGACAATGAAGGATTACGAGAGTTTGGAGGGTGAAAGTTAGCCAAACCATATTTAAGGGCATAAGCTCTGAAACCCTGATTCTGTGGTTGATCTGTAAAAAATAAGCATGGGGTGTTTTAAGGGGCTAAAAACCTAACACTCCAAGTTAAAACAAGTAAATAACTTATATATCAATGAGTTACAGTTTATTTAAAAGTGTAACATTCCCTAACACTGGATTTTCTTAAAGCTCCTAAAATAATGAGTTTTAGCTTTAATATCAATAGGTTATGTTGTAAATTTCCTTATATTGAATGTCATACTTTTAAAAGCTAACATTGTTATAGAATAGTTAGGAAAATGTTAGGTTATTGTTATGCTTTTAAATAGACTATAAACACATATAAATCATTAACTTATAGTATAATGATTAAAATAGTTACACTATTGAACGAACACCCATACCGTGAAAATTCCCCGTTAATTTTCACCTAGCCGAAGGTATGAGATTTCACCTTATTTAAGGAGTATTCTCGTATGCTTGTGCGCTGCCCTAAATGCCTATCTAAAGCCAGAATCGCTGCCAGCGACCAGATGTGCGACACTGTTCGACACCTGTACTGTCAGTGCATGAATATAAATTGTGGCACCCGCTTTAAAGGTGAATTAACCTTTTTAGAATACATTGGCACACCTGAAGAAAATCCAACACCGCCAGACCCAGCGCTACAACCCGAATTGCTTAAAAACCCAAATCAGATGGATTTATTAAGCGACTGCCTTGGGGGTCAAGCGTGACAAGCCCTATTACACCTTCCAAAAAGCATTCGCCAACCACCTTCGGCCTAGTTTTGCACTATTTCAGTGTGGAGGGGGAGGTGAGCGGAAACGGTTCGGCTGACATTGAGCTGCTAAATACTTCAGGTGACTTACATGTGGGATAAACAATTTAAAAAAGCTTCATGGAATGGTACGGCCTTTAACATCCTTAAAACTGTACGTGATGGCGGTAAACGACTGCAGGTTGTTGAGCTGCCTTATAAAGATGATCCCAGTATTTGGATAATGGGTGGAAAGGCGAAAGGCTATAAAATTGAAGCGGTCTTTGCCGGTGCCAATGCTTTAGCGGATGCGAATGCGTTTGAATCTGGGCTTGATGCTGACCCGGTGGGTAAACTTGAACACCCATACCTTGGCGAACTTGATCTGGTTTACCGAACATCGTCCATGTCATTCAGCACTAAGCAAGGCCTGGTCACGCTATCGCTTAAGTTTATCAAGCAAGGTGCTGCCATTGAGGTTCCCACCAGTAGCATCAAAGCAATTAAGAACTACACGCAAGAAGTTATTAAGCAATCGACTAATGAATTTGTTAGAGCAATCGAGCAAGCCAGCGCCAATGAAGTTGCCAGCTTTCAGCAAGAATTTACGACACTGCTGAGCAAACTAAGATCTATCGCTAATCAAATGCAACGCCCTGGCATAGCGCTGGCAAGCTTGAACAATCAAATTAACGATGGCCTTACTGCGATTTCAACCATTGCAAATGCACCCCAAGCTTTTGCAGAGCACGTGAACGCAACGCTGGGCAATCTATCTTTGCAGCTAAACCAATCTAGCCAATCTACGACAACGAAACTGTCTACGCAAAGTGCCACCACCCCTGGTTATTTTGCCAGCCGACAGCTTAAACAAGTAGAGCAATCTAGCAGTAGCAAACACATTAAGACGCTGACGACTATGGCCGCTATTGAAACCAACGAATTTATCAACACCAGTACGCCCGCCACATCTACAAACATTGAACAAGCGGAAGCCAGTATTCACGCACTGGCTTTAAGAGTGAGTGATCGCCAAACAGAAGCCACAGAACAAGCCACTTTTGAGGGGTATGACTTAGTAGCCTCTATTGAAGCGATAGGCTCTGAACTTGCAAAGCATCAAGCGCGCATAGAAGCAATAAAACAAAACCTAAGCACAACCAATATTTTTAACCCCAGCCCAGCACTTGTTTTAGCACACAAGATGGAATGCCAGCTTGAACAGTTTGGCGCACTCAATGCCATTGGTCACCCACTGTTTGTAACGGGCAAGGTAAGCGTGCCGCATGAATAAAATAATTTTAAAAATAGACGGCCAAGCCACCAATTTTGAGACTGCCACTCTCACTTTTTCAATTGAACAAATGGCCCACACATTTAACTGCACCATCAATGACATGGACATTGCGAGCCCCCTGCCCGTGCAATTTTATTTTAATGAGCAATTAATTTTTACAGGTCAAATAGACAGTACTAGCAGTGCCTCTAAAAAAATGATTAACATCACAGGGCGATCACTGTCAGCCCACTTAATAGATAGCCGAATTAAGATAGATGCACTTTATAATCAGACGTTTGATGCCCTGCTGCGGGTCGTTGTAAAAGACTTTAACCTAGGCGTGAAAAACAACGTAAAAACAGCCTTGCCACTCATACCCGAGTTTCAAATAAATGCTGAATCTCCACTGCAAAACTTAGCGCAAATTGCAAAACAACAAAACCTAATATTATTAGAACAAAACGGCCAAATTTTAATAGAACAGCCAGGCCAAGCCGCAATTACAAACCTAGTACTAGAAGAAGGTAAAAATCTACAAGAACTCACTTTACAGAGCAATTTTGCCAACCAGTTTTATCACTATGAAATTCAAGGCGCATGGGACGGCGCAGAAGCAGTTGTGACTTATTCTCCCGCCAATACATGTCGTAAAAAAGTAATCATTGCAGACAAGCTACAAGACCAAGCAAGCTGTCAAACCCGAGCAGAATACGAGCGTGATTTAGCCATTGCCAAAGGACTAATCGTTAGCGCGAATGTGCCAGACCTGCATAAAGAGTTAACTCCTGACGTGCTCAATAAAACCGTAGTCGTTAAATCACCAGAACGTGATTTTGAAGAAGAGCTGTTAATCAAATCCATCAGTCTATCCGTATCGCCAACCAGTCAATCTACCAAAATAGAGTTGTTTCGCCCATTTAACAAGGCCATTAAAAATGTTTGAACAGATCATGCTGCGTCTTAAATTACTATTTGGCACCGGCACGGCCACCCGAGTAGAAACGGGCATTATTCAAGTAAAAATGGCAGCTGGCATAGTAAACGACCGCATTAAACGGCTGCATAACTATGGCTTCATGAGCCGTCCGCTTACCAAGTCTAAAGCCTATTTATTTTTTATCGGCGGAGATACATCGCGTGGCGTGGCAATGTGCGTAGAAGATGAACGCCATCAAATAGAGCTACAACCAGGTGAAGTGGCCATGCTCGATGACAAAGGTAATTTAGTGCATTTTACAGCGAGTGGAATTCACATTAAAACAACCAATACTTTAACAATCGATGCGGCTAAAACAATTATCAATTCAGACCTAGAAATTAATGGCCACGTTACCAATATCGGTGGTATTGAGATAGACGGTTTAGAGTTTGGAGCGCACACCCATACAGGCGATAGCGGCGGCACAACAGGTGCGCCAAAATAGATAATAAGTGAGTAAGAGATGAGCAAATTTAAACTAAATGCACTTTATGAAAACACAGAAAGCACAGCAGGCATCGAGCACGCTGTTTTGCAAAGCTTACTAAATTGGTCCAAAGCACACATTAACGACCCGATAGAAAAACACAAAAGTAAACAAGGCTGGTGGGCAAACGAATTTTTAAGCGGTGTAGGCTGCCGAGACTGGACGCTAGCACGATCAAAACAGACACAAGAAACGCTAAAACGTGCAAAGCACTATACAGAACAGGCCTTGCACTGGTTAATCAGCCAAAACCTGGCAACAAAAATCACAGTAGAAACAGGCTTTACCAACGAACGCTTAATTCGCATCATCAAAATAACGCTTAAAGACCAAAGCACAACGGAGATCACGCTATGAACCAACCCAGCTTACAAGAACTAATTCAGCGTGCAAAAACCAATATGGTCAGAGCTACAGGACAGGACAACCCTGCAATAGACGCACTTGCATCCGCCATTGCAGGGGCAAGCTTTGGCCAATATGCTTATCAAGATTACCTGTTTCAGCAAATTAACCCAGAAACTGCCAACGAAGATTGGCTGTATATTTGGGCAGAAAGAGTGGACCAGTCACGCATACCCGCGCAACCATCAAACGGCCTAGTCACCTTTAGCGGTGTAGCAGGCGTGGTATCAATCCCGCAAGGCACACTGTTAAAAACAGCCGACGATAAACGCTTTAGCGTAACTCAAACAACAAATTCTGATAAGCCAGTACCTGTGCAATCGACAGATCAAGGCGCAAACCAAAACTTGTCAGCAGGCACTGCGCTGTATTTAGTAACCGCCGTTACCGCTCTAAACCCAGATACCATCATCAGCTCTGAAATATCTGCAGGCGCAGACACTGAAGATATTGAGCATTGGCGAGATAGAATCGTCACAACATTTAAAGAACGCCAAGCCGTGGGTACCACTAGTGACTATCAGTTATGGGCAAAAAGCGCGCATCCTGATATTGACTACGCATGGGCATTAGACAACACTCCGCAACTCGGGCAAGTGACTGTTTACGTTGGCCAGCGTACAAACACCCCGCAGGTAAGCGATGGCACAAAGCAAATCGCGCAATCCTATATTGATTCCGTTCGCCTAGCCGGTTGCCATGTATTTGTGCAACACCCAATAAGCAAGCCGATAGACATAGCCATTAACGGCGTACCAGACCAAATCACGCGTGACCAAATAGCCACAGCGCTGCAAAACCTATTCACTCAAAAAATGGGCGGCCGTAGCGACTTAGCGCCATCAGAAATTATCCTGTCAATCACGCCTGTAACCGCCACTTTTGGATTAGATTCCCCCACAGCAATTCAAACACTAAACCATAACGAGCTATTTACACTCGGAGCCGTTACATGGACGTAACACAACTAGACCCGCCAAGAACCCAGGCCGACTTTGCCAATGCGCTGCAACAACTTCTACCGCCGGGTGACTATTGGCATCCGCAGCAAGAATCACCCGAATTAACACAAATGCTAAACGGTTTAGGCGCTGAACTAAAGACAGTACATGACGAGACCAAACTAAGCTTTTTATTTGCTATCGATAATAGTCTGATGGGTTGGAAGCTAGCCGACTTTCAAGCATTATTAGACTCGGGAAACTTAAATAGCACAGTGTACGACAACGCCCAAACGCCCAACCTTATTTACATAAAGTTTGAGCAGCAAGATAATGCGGGCGCACTTATGCAAACGCTTGAAGAACACAGGTTGCCGCACACAAAATTGAACTGGCAAGCACAGAACAGAGCCAAGCTACACACAGCAAGTGCAACAAAGAACATGGCAATAGATAGAGCACAAAAAAGCTTTAACTTAACGCAAAAATCACCAGGGGTGGTATCCGTGTTAACAGGCAATAAAAACACAATTATTAACAGAACAAACATGAGGACTAACTAATGGCATTAACGATCACCCAAGCGGGCTTAAATCAAGCAGTACAAGCCTCGGCCAACGGAATTAGCTTAGATATTACTCATGTCGCACTGGGAACAGCGGGATACACACCCAGCCGAAGCGCCACATCACTTCAAGCAGAAGTAGCGCGCTCCCCTATTTCTGGCGGTGCAAACGTGTCTGACACCCAAATTCACCTAACGGCTGTTTTTAACGACAACAACCAATTTTCAGCCAAAGAAATCGGCTTCTTTCTAAGCGACGGTACCCTGTTCGCTGTAGATTCACACCCAACCGACGTTCTAATCTACAAACACAGCAGCGCCACTCTTATAGAAGCCTTCGACCTCACACTAGACGCAGTGCCAGCCAGTAGCATCACAGTCAACACAACAGGTGATTTAAGTCTCTATTACGCCGAAGAGTTCACAAACTTTAGTAGAAGCATAAACGGCAACGCGTACAGACAAATTCAAATGCAAAGCCAGCTTGATGACCAAGCCGAACAAATTCGCGTGCTAAACACCGCTATCAACTATTTAAGCCAGCAAGCTGGCGGAAACGACTTAATTTAAGACAACTCGGAGAACACTATGAGCTTAGAAACCAGCGTGGCAGCACAAACCGCCACAATACAAGATTTAATAGATAATTTTAGCGCAAAGAAAGCAGAGATAGATACAGCAGTAAGTAACGCGATTGCAGCAGTACCGAGTATGTCACGTAATTTTTACGTTGATGCGATTAATGGAAATGATGCTAATGCAGGTTCATCAACAGCCCCGTTCCAGACGATTAAAAAAGCGTGTGATAGTGTGCCAATCGGCGGAAGAGGGGTTATACGTATACAGTGCGACCAGACACACATTATTGACGTTGCCGTAACTATCGGAAGCAAGAATATTGAGATAGTTAGAAATGGTGTAACTGCTGTACCAGTTGTACACATCAAAGCCAATATCTCTTTGCGACAAAGTACGTTTCTGACACAAGGGCCAGGGGTTATTTGGATAGACACGCTTCAAGCGTTTGGGCTTGCGGGAAGTACATTGACGCTGGGGCAATATTACACGTGGGATATTGTTATGAAGAACACAACAGGAGAACGCAGGATTGCTACAAGTGACTACAATCTGCTCGCGGGACTTAATTTGCTAAATTTACATAGAGTGAATGTATCAGTTGAGAGTACCACATATCCAGCAATTTTAGCTTCAACAAATCAAACTCAAGTGACACTCTTGAATCGCTGGAGTTCGATTTTCGACGCTCACGTCACGACAACAAATGGCATAGAAACTACACTATCCACGCGCACATCTCTGATTTCGTAAGGAAGAAATAAATGTATACATTCAAATTAAACAACACAAACTACTCAAACTTTGACTCAGAATCACTGGCAGAGCTAGTCAAAGCAGGCAAAATCACACAAGCAGAGGCTGATGTAATCATTGCTGAACACGAAGCAAAGGCACAAGAAAAGCTAGAAAAGACAACAGGCTTAGAATACGCATCAACTGGCGTAATCGTGCCTTTTACGTCTGATGACGCAATCGGATTGTTACAAGTAAAGGCCGCATTTGAGCTGGGGTTAGCAAACACCGTTATCAAGTTTAGCAATGGTCAATCGCTAGACATGGTCGCTGCAGATTTCCCCGCTTTTGCAACGTGGTTTGTAACTGAACGTAATAAGTTCTTCGCATAAAATGCTTGTCACAGCTCAAATTCTGTTGCCGAAAAAATGGTGGCAGAAGCCTCGTTACCGACTTTTAAAGCCCATGGAATGCGCAGGGTTTGAAGTGCCAGCAGGGTTTATTAGCGACGGTGCAACCGTACCCAGAATTTTATGGCCACTATTTCCGCCAGTGGGAAAATATCTAAAAGCCACTCTAGTTCACGACTACCTTTTAACGCAAAATCCGCACGACCGAAAAACTGCAGACTTGGCATTTCGCCAATGCTTGCATAGCTTAGGCATAGCGCGCTGGCGTGCTAATATTATGTTTTACGCCGTGCGCGGGTTTGGCATAGCTAAGTTAATTTTCCAGCGTCAGTTGTTTAAGCGCCAAATTCATGGCCTTTGCTAATTTTTGCAACGTCTCTTCTCGTGCCTCATGCTTGCCTGCTTCAATGCGTGCTAATGCACTTTGCGCCATCGTTGCTTTTTGCGCCAATTTTTTTTGAGTTAACCCCAAATGCTTGCGCCAAGCCTTCACTAGGGGCATGCCTTCCACAGCATGTAAGCCGACCACCTCATGCGGAATATAACCATTTTCCACCGGCTTTCTTGTGATTTCAAGCTGAGTAAATTCATCATAAGGAATCACAACAAAAGCGGGGTGTCCGCCAGCTTCTATAATTTGATAATTAGTAAGTGCGTTCATCTCGTTTTTTCACCTCTTCAATGTTAATAACTTCAACCTCATTATTATCGAGCACATTAAAAAATACTCGATAATCCCCCACTCTTAAACGATAGGCATAGTCATGATTCACCAACGGCTTGACATTGCTAGTGTCGGGAAATGTTTTAAGCGTGGCCACCTTGGCATAAATGCGCCCCACGGCCACTTTATTTTTAAGTTTATTAAGCTGTTTAACCGCTTTGATTGACCAGTTGATAATCATGTTGTGTACCGCTTTATAATGTTAATTTAATTATAACAAATATAACAAATATAACAATAAATGAAACCCTACTTTTACCAATCACAATTAAAAACCCATCCTATAGAAGCTATAAACCAAAGCAATTACAATGATTTAAACACTTTAATCATAATCGGAAACAGCATGGCAATAGAGATTCAAGAAGAGATTCAAAGCTTAAAAATCATCATTCAAAAACTTGAGCAGAATCAAGAACAAACGACTGCCCTGCTCACAGATATGAGCCACTCACTTCGTGACTTGGTTAAGCTGCAAAAAGACCATGATGTTTTAAGAATTGAATGTTTCAACAAAATAGAAGCCAACTCACAAGCTATCTTGCGCGCTCATCAACGTGTCGACAAAATTGACAGCGCGCAAACATGGTTTACCAGGTTAGTCTTTAGCGTAATAACAGTTTGCGTGCTGGCCGCAGTTGGTTTATCAAGATGAAAAAATGGCAAGGCATCGTTATCCATTGCAGTGACTCAGAGTTTGGTGACAATCTAGTGATAGACGACTGGCACAAGCAAAATGGCTGGGACGGAATAGGCTATCACTTCGTCATTACAAATGGCATACAACACAAGCACGACCGTTATTTACGTGCAACAGATGGCGCCATAGAAAGCGCACGCTCATTAAATAAAACAGGCAGTCACGCAAAAAAATACAACAGCAGCCATATCGGAATTTGCTTAATTGGTATCAATGACTTTACCGACCTACAAATGCGGTCACTACAGCTACTAATTAAAGAATTGATAGACAAGCACCAAATATCAACAGAAAACATCATAGGTCACTACCAATGCAGCACCGCAAACGGAAAAAACTGCCCTAACTTTGATGTAGACCAGTTTAAAAACTCAATTTTTGAATGATATTAAAATATGACACATCAAACATTCAATCAATGGCGCATCATTCCCCGCTTACTAATTAGTGGATACGCCTACCTAATGTTTGACATAGCACAATGGTTTATGGCACTTAACGACCCAACCAACGCACAAGCCGGCTTTGTATCCGCTATGGGCGTGGCTTCGGCTGGCGTGTTCAATTTTTACGTAAACTCAGGAAACAAAACAGATGCTTAACCCACGCTTACTTTTAACGATTGTCGGGGTTCTTGCAATCATGGCCATGTTTTATCAGACCTACCAAACAGGCTACCAGAACGGCCAAAACCAAGCCAATTTAGAATGCCAAAACGCGCAAGTAACAGCCATCAACCGAGTCATACAGCAAACCAATAAAATAAACAAAGAAAATGCTCAAATAGAAGAAAGCTACTGGCAAGAACAAATAGACGCCAAACCAAAAATAAAGCTACTTGAAAAAAGGATTATTCAATATGTACAAACTACCAAGCCTGGTCGTTGCGATCTTGATGATAACGAGCTGCACATCCTCACCGACCTCACCCGTATTGTTAACGGAAACCCCAAAAGTACAAACTAACCAGGCCTGGTTAGTTAAGTGCGGGCCAGTACCACTGCCCGTAAAAGACAAAGCACAACATTTGTTATGGAAAAAGGCATTGCTACTGCAGTACAAAGATTGCCGAGATAGGCACAACGCATGGGTAGACACCAGAAATGAAAAAGGCCGCTAATTAGCGGCCTTTTTTATATTGAAAACTTTTTAAGGAACCATTTTATTCTCTTTCTTTTTTAAAATCATCTCTATGTGCTTCATCAAATAAAAGTTGCGTAGGCAGGTGTTTCAATAAATCATAGCGATAACAAAGTGCTTTAAAGCCCTCTCCCTGCTTAGAATGGACGTTATAGAACAAAATAACTAATTCATAATCCGATAATTGGGCTCTAAGAAGGTTTGCAAATTCATGCTTTTTATTTTCATCTTGTTGCTTATTGGTATCTAATTTTGCAGAATCTATAAACCTTATAATACGATATAAGATTCTAAAATAGTGGGGTAGCCAGACTCGCTCTTCATTATAAAAAGTGCTCCATATATTTGATGTGCTAATACTGATATTATCGATTTCAGCCCTGCTCCCGTTCAAAACATCTCTTCTAAAGGATGACCTTAATTGATAATAATAGCTTTTAAATACGCGCCTCCCTTTAAATTCCTCTGAAGCATTAGTATCAACAAGCTTTATTTCTTCAATTACATTATTTAGAACTCCAAATAATTGAAATAATGAACTCTCCACTGTTTGGTAGTTCATCACATCGCGAGTGAGCTTCATCTCCTCCTTTTGTACCGCAATGGTATAAAACAATAAAACAAGTGCTAAACCAGTGAATAACGTAGCCAATCCAGAATAAGACGCTCCAAAATCTGCGGCCTTTTTCAGTTCTTCTTTGCTGAGACTATCAAGACGAACTTCCCAGGAATAATAAGTAAAAAAAATCAACAAAAGCATTAATATCGTAACTATCAAAAGTCCATGCTTTTTAAATAGGTTAAGCATAAAAATCAAAACCTCTGTTAATAAATAAAATGGCGCTAAGCAACAACGATTCTTCTTAACAAACCAATTACTTATTTTTTCAAGTATCATTTCATACACCAATCAACCTTAGTACCGCCGTCATATTTGACCGCCATTTTTAATCAATATTTATCGTTTTAACGCACGTTTTCCATCACATGCTCGACGAACCTTTGAGCGATATCTTCCACTCGCTGTACAAACTTTTGTGGAGCCATAAATTCAGAGCCAAGCAAGTCCTTTATTTACGCCAATATACTTTTTAATTTCATATTTCATCTCTGATTCTGGCAGCCTTAAAGGGTCACGATCCACCAACAAACCCTGATCACCGGACTTTATAAATTTTATAAAAGTATCAAAATCTGCTTCAGCCAACTTAATATATTTTTTTGTACTTACATCAAAAAACAATAATATGAACGATTCATTATCAAACCCAAAAATTTGCAAAACATAGCCTTCAGTCCTGTGTTTAAACAAATAACCTTCTGAAAACAATTCTTTATCTAAATCGTATTTTGCCCAACCACTAATTTTTGGCCTAATTTTTTTAACTGCAATAGCACGCGCATCTTTGGCTTGCAGCTCAGCATCATTAGCTAATAATTCCTTAACCATAGCAGCCCTTAAAGGCTTTGCTTTTTCAATATCAATCCACTCTGTCCATCTAACGCCAAATATTTCCCAATACTCACAATCAATTTTAAAAACCCAATCTTTAAAGCAATGCTCTGGTGGGTTTTTTAGCCTAACCCCTTTCTTTTTTTTAGATTTAACAACAGTATTTTTTTCTTTTTTGACGACCACGCTAGGCTCGACCTCAGTCTTTAAATTCCGTAAAAAATCAGATTCAGAAATAATCCTAATAGAAATTCCTTCTTCTTTATATCGCACAGCCTTAAGGATTTTTTCTCCATAAGAGGCGTGCTTCCAGTCCCTAGATGCTCCATCGCCAACAACTAAATAACTGACTTTATAAGTTACTCTTGGTGAAACATAAGCGCCACTTTCAACTGCCTTTTTCTCGCATTCCTTTCGAGTTCCAGAAAGAAATTTACCGGTAAAGCACACATGCTTAAACTCAAGATCAACAGTTTCAACACTATCCAATGGAAGGCTACTGGAAGCAGTATCTGCACACCCTGTTTGCTCAAATTCATTTCCGGTTATTTTATTAAGGAGTGCTAATAAGTCTCCTTTACCACCCTCATCCTGCCCATTTTTAGACAGCAAAAAATTCACGCTACTTAAAACATTACTAAAAGGCCATTGCTCGTGAAGCGCAGAGTGGCTATCCAGCCAGCTTCCTAAAGAACGCAGCTCTTCATTCGTAATAGCCTGACTGGCGGAAATCCCTCTTAAAACACCCAAACCTTCATCAATTAAGCTAATTTTTTCATCGCTAAAAGAATCAATTTCCGACAAAGCAGACTGAATTCGCTTCACAAGCTCATTTTCTTCAGTTTCTTCAAAAAATAACTTACCCAGCATGGTTGACAAAAAATCTATCAACCTTTGGCAAACAGGAATATCTGTAAAAAATTCCTGGCCTTTTATCCAACTATGCAAATAAACAACATCATTAGGCGTAATCCTTCCATCTGCCAACAGTCCTTCTAAAAACCCCTTTAACTCACCTAAAAAACGTTGCCTATTTCTTGCGTAACTAAATCTTGGAGAAATAGCCTGCCCATGCTCATCTGTTTCACCAGATTTAATTACTTGAGCCATAAACCTTCCTTACTTTAAATACAAAAAAACCCGTTTTAACAGGTATAACTACCATCTAAATAGATATAATTACTTACCACCATCCAATATAATACCATCTTTAGCACCAGTCTGTTTTCAGCTAATCACAGCACCATCAGGCGTGCTTTTCCTGAGAATGTAAATCCCTCAGTGTTTTTTCTCTTGGCGTTATCTGATCTGGTCCACAGTTGGCAGGCATCTCATCAAACATTAAGTACATTGTGTAGTGCGGAAAAGCCTTACATAATTTTTGAATAGCTTCTAAGTTTGGATTGCGACGTCCATTTTCATAGTTTTTTAAACTATCAATACTGAAGCCACAAACCTCACAAAATACCTTTTGTGTTAAATCCTCAGATTCTCTTATAGACTTAATTTTCTTACTTACTGGGGTTGACATATGAACACCTCGGCATTAACATTTAAAAGGTGTTCAAACGAACACTAATAATGGAGCCGAACCCATGAGAACAAATTTAGACACACTCGCACAAATCAACTTTAAAGCTGAAACAGTCAGTGATTATTTTAGTGTGAGTAACAAGCAGATTTCATTTCTAAACGCAGACCCCTTGAAACAGGATCTAAGGTGTGAGAATGAAGTCCACTGTCTTTTGCAGAATACCTTTTCTTCGACGATCGGGGCATTCAACGCAGCATGGATTATGGGTTCGGCTCTATTTTCCAAATTCAGTGGGCTTCATTGTCACACTTTTAAGTCCAATTATCAAAGTTAAACGGGGTAATCATGCGTATATCTATCAATACTAATACTATTCAAAACAATCTAAAGACCTTATCAAGACTACAGTCAAAGCTTAAAAGCACTCAAATAGCGAGCTTATCAACCGCTGAGATGCTCAAGTTAGTATCTGACTTAGCGCAAATAAACGGTCAAATAAAAGCCTTTTCGACAATCCTTAAGACACAAGATTAAGGGGGTTCGTAATGAATATACGCACCGCAATCACTCAAACTGACCCTGCGCACACGATTACGCAAAACATCTGCGGCATGACTGAAGACCTATCTCCCCGATTAAACCCATTAGGGTGCTTTAGAGGCATTGTAGAAGATGTATTTAAAGCGCCGGTTTACATCATCTTTTATAAAGACACTAGCTTTACTTTTCATAGCTTTGAAGCGCTAAGAGACTGCATATATCACGATATGTCGTTTACACAAGTGATTGCATCTAAAAGCTTAAGCAATCCGCTCCCGGATGAAGATAACGTCACCCTTACCCCTCATTATTAATCAAAGACACTCTTATGAAAGCATCTACTAATTTCGAGCAAATCAACTGGAGCCAGGTTATAGAGCGCTTAAAAAGCGATTATAGCTTTACCCAATCGGGCAAGCACTTAAGCCGTGGAAGATGCCCTGAGTGTGGCAAAAAAGAGCTACATACTCACGTTGACACGCCTTATTCAATCAAGTGCAACCGACTTAACAACTGTGGCTATGAAGAAACCATTAAAAACATCTATCCAGACCTGTACACCCACTTTACTCGTAAGTACCCAAGCACCAAGCAAGACCCAGATTTAACGGCAAAAAGCTACCTAAGCATCGCTAGAGGGTTTGACATCAGTAAGCTTACCGGTGCGTTCGAGCAAGGCATTCAATACGACCACGCCTCTAATACGACGACAGCCACGGTGAAGTTTTGGATTGATAAACCCAATAATGTCTACTGGGAACGCCTGATTGATTACTGTGATGTATTTGGCAAAAAAGCGCATTTTTCAGGGGCTTACGGCGGCCTGTGGTGGACACCGCCAGCACAAACGCATATAGACCCTACTAGACCCCTTTATTTAGTTGAGGGTATTTTTGATGCGCTCTCGCTATGGTTTGCAGGATTTCAAGTCGCCAGCCTAATGAGCAGCAACAACTATCCTCACAAAATGCTAACTGCACTTGATTCAGCGCAAATCATTGTCTTTGCCCTAGATAACAATAAAGCAGGCATAGCCGCATCAAAAAAGTATGCCAAACGCGCAGAAGACGCAGGGCTTGCCGCCTTTGTGGCCATACCTGCCACTACGAAAGATTGGAATGATTTATTCATTACCCGTGGCGATGCTGCCATGCGCTCAGTCATGGACGAGGCTTTATGGCATGGGGCAGCTATCTACGCAAACGATGCCTCACAAACCGCTGCGATAATGCTTGCACATACTCGTAAACACTATCGAATTATTGACAAAAACAACGCTTACTGGGAGGCAAGTTATGACCAACAAAAGCTAGAAAAAATGATTGGCGACCCCGAAGACCCAGAATTGCTGAATGGATATTTTAAGCGCGATACCTTTGAACTATTAACAGATACCACGTTTTTATCACAAATTAAAAGCTGCATAAAAATGACCAGCCTTTCAAATTGCACAATTAACTTTGAGTATCAGCAAGTTGATCAGTACACCCAAGAGCGTTATTACCACTTTAATATTTGCTATGAAAATAGCGATATGACCACTCCTATAGACTTAACAGGCTCGGCCATATCGAGTTCATCAGAGTTGAATAAATCTATTTTAAACAGCACGGCAGGTGCTACGTTTTTAGGCGGAAAGAAACACCTAGAATTTTTACACTTAAATAACTGGTTTAAAAAACAACCAAAAATCGTTAAAACCATCGACTTCGTAGGCTATGACAAAGCACATGAAATTTATGTATTCAATGACCTCGCTTTTAAAGAGAAGCATCGTATTCCAGTCAATAAACAGGGCTACTTTAACCACAAAGATATCGCAATCAAAAGCACAATGAAACTCGAGGACCCGATCACACTCTCAAGCATAGATAGTTTTGACGCAAACAAATTCTGTTTCCACTTGCAAAATGCCTTTTTCGACAAAGGTTTAATTGTACTGGCCTGGTGGGTTGGGAGCCTTTTTGCGACTCAAATACGCGACAAGATAGGCCATTACCCATTTTTTGAATGGGTAGGTGATGGTTCTTCGGGTAAATCCAGCCTAATCGAAATATTTTGGAAACTGTATGGCAGAGACCATGAAGGCTTTAATCCATTTACTACCAAGATAGTGGGAGTCACTAGAAAGATGAGTGAAGTCTCTAATATGCCAGTTGTTTTCCTAGAGTCAGATGCCAATGACGAACGAGGTGGAAACGCTTTGGGCTTTAACTGGGAGCTTTTAAAAGCCGCGCATGACGGCAAAGGGATACGCTCACGCGGCGTAAAAAATAACGGTAACGAAACGATTACCCCGCCTTTTAGAGGCACGCTTATGGCCACGCACAACAACCCAATCAAAGCCAGTGAAGCCACCATGTCTCGCTTTGTACACCTTCACTGGGGCAAATTAGACCATCGCAAAAACAGTGGCGAGCATTCTGATATTTTGCGCTATCAAGACAAGTCAGAAACATCTGGTTTTTTACCAATGATGGTTCAGCACGAAAAACAGATCATTAAAACAACCCTTGAACAGCAAGCTCAATTTGCACCCCTTCTTAAATCAATTGGCGTCAGCAATCCAAGAATCATCAAAAACCACGCCCTTATCATGGGGCTTTTAGTTGCTATTGGCGAGGTTCTACCACTCGATAAAAACACAATTGATAATGCAATCGAGCGACTAACAACAATGGCAAAAGAGCGCCAACTCTCTACACTGCAAGACCATCCAAGTGTCGAAGAATTTTGGGATGCATACGATTACTTAAATCTACAACAAGACGGACTTCTTACAAATATTGTTTTAAATCATTCGTGCAACCCTGAAATAATCGCTATCAACCTAGTACATTTTGAAAAAATATGTAAAGAAAGAGGCGTTAATCCGCCCGACAAACGAGAGCTAAAACGTCATATACAAGGCAATAAGCGTCACAAATATATAAGCCATAAATCAATCCGCTCAAATATTACTGACAAGACAGTCTCTTGCTACCTGTTTGAAGCACCAAAAGACTAAAGGATTAAACAATGAATCATTTTAAGGCAGCAAAACAGCCCACCAAAAAACAAGCTTTACAGCGCATGGAAACGGCCGAAAGCATTGCGCTCTACAAAGAACTGGAGATGGAAAGACTAAACAGTAACTGGGGGCTAAAGTTCGATATGGTCGTCAAGCTATTTGAAGCAGCGCTAAAAGATGCAGGCACCCTAGGAGAGGCTAAGAAGTGGTACGCAACATGGACAAAGCAAGTAAACGACATTGACCATACGAGCGACGATGCCGAACAGCAAATGGACGCCATCATTGAACAACATGGCTTTGAATTCAATATCACCCCTGTCGCAGTAACACATCAAGAGATGTGTGGCAGAACCAACTAAATAACTAAACCAAGAGGAAAACACCATGGCACAACTAGGATCAACATTTGACGCAACGCAAGTACAGCCTTCATCAGACCAGTTGCCAGCAGGCTGGTACACAGCGCTGATTAGCGCATCAGAAGTTAAAGGCAATAAAAACGGCACAGGCCAACACCTTTCGCTTGAATTTACCATTACAAGCGAACAATTTAACGGCTGGAAAATCTGGGAGCAGCTCAACCTTTGGCACTCAAGCCAAAAAGCCAGCCAAATTGCACAAGGCAAGCTGTCTGCCGTCGCAAATGCAATCAACGTACTACAGTTCAGCGACTCAAGCGCGCTGCACAACTTTAATATGCAAATACGAATCGCACACAACAATGAGGGACGTGCGGAGATTAAAGGCTTTAAAGCTGTTGAAACACAAGGCAATCAAGCCTCACCAGGGCGAGCCTTTGCAGAGCAGCCACAAGGCAATCAACCCCAACACCAAAACCCATACGGCTCAGCAACAGTTTTTTGAAATGATTGAGCAGTCTTCAATGTCGGCAATAGCCTTACGCTATTTTGATAAAGATACACGTCTATGCAATATCATCTCGCAGGACATAAACCTATATAGCCCTGGTGAGCAGTTAATGCTTAAGTTTTTCGCAAATGTATGGTTTGACGAACCTGTATATGAATTTGACATTGTGTATGCCGCTTCAAAGTTAGACCAAAACAACCGTCAGATTATTATCGATTGGTTAGATATGCCATTCTGGCCATAAGGACAAACAATGGAATCACTAGAATACATCGGCGCAACAAGTGCCATCATTGGGTCAATTTGGTTAACACATAGGTTGCCAGGGCACGCCTACGGCTTTATTCTATTTCTGCTCGCCAGTATTAGCCTAGCCCTGTTTTTTATGCACCAGAAGCAGTACGGTGCATTTGCAATGGAGCTTGTCTTTGTATACTCAAACCTGGTAGGCATCAAGACCTGGGTTTTAAATAAAGGCTAACGAATGTTTTTAAGTAAAGAAGATCTGTACAACTTGACAGGCAAAAAGCGTGCTTCATCGCAGCTAAAAGTCTTAAAAGCCAATGGAATTGATTACTTTGTAAGAGCGGATGGCAAGCCGTCCGTTTTAATTGCTAGCCTTGAAAACAAAAATAATTGCGCGCATACTAAAAAACCACCGGAGCCGAACTGGTCGTACTTAAATGCCGAACAAAAAAATAAGAAATAAAGAAAACCAAGGTCTCCCGTCGCGCTGGCGCAAAAAAGGAAACTCATATTATTATCGAGTCCCCCCTGGCCAAAACGTAA